AAGTGGTGGTGTAGCGTATTACAGTGGTGGAAATGTCGGTATTGGTACAGCCAGTCCCGCACAAATACTACATGTATATGGTGATGGTGCTCGTATACGTATTGATTCCACAACTGCTAACAATTCGGTGTTAGAGTTGAAAACAGGTACAAATATTTCGTATCTTTTTACGGATCAATCTGGTAATTTAGAGATTTATCCTTATACTACTTCAAAAAATATACTATTACAACCAGGTGGTGGAAATGTCGGTATTGGTACAAACGCACCCATTACTAATTTACATGTACGCGTTGCGACTTATTCTACACCGATCTTCATTGTTGATGCGGGAGGACAAGGAACCGATTCCACAACTGTTCCACGAGGTATTGGTAAACCATTGATCGGTATCGGTGCGAATTCATGGTCCAATGTATCCTCAGGTGATTATTATGGTATCGGATTTGGATATACTGCAAATAACAATGCTACTAGTTATTATCCTGCTGAAATTGGATTTCTTGTTCAAAGTACATCGGGAGGTGAATATGGTGATATGGTATTTTCTACACGCGCAACGACAACGGCTACCACGATTGCTTCTGAACGAATGCGTATCACATCCGGTGGAAATGTAGGTATTGGTACCAATAGCCCTAGTTATCCATTACAGGTTACATCTGTTGTAAGTCTAACCTATGCGATATCATACTACTATGGTGGCGGTGGACAAGTAAATTATGGTGGAGCAAATGCTACTAATAATACAAGTCTCTATATCACTGGATGGGGTATGACTGCGGCCGCATGGGGTGTTACATCTGATCGTCGTATCAAAAAGAACATTCAGCCAGTTTCCAGTATGTTATCCATTATTGACCAAATAAACGTTGTAAAATACGACTACATTGACCCACGTCTTGGTCGAGAAGAATGTTCGGTGATTGCTCAAGAACTTAATGATGTATTTCCCAATGCGATTAATGTAAACACTGACTATATTCCTAATATTCTTAATAAATGTACACATGTTAATCATGATGGAATCATTACATTATCTGTCCCCTTATTATCTAATCCTGATAATCTTAAGGATATCACAGTTGGTTCTAGTCTAAAATTAATGTTATCTGATAATGATGGACAAACGGAACGTGAATTCATTACTCCTATTTTATCAGTTAGCTTTAGTGACAATACAATTACAATTACATCATGGAATGACTATATGGATAGTACGCTTGTTGTTGTATATGGCACACAGGTAAATGATTTTTTATCCATCGATAAACCACAGTTAGGCGTGATGGCACTTCAAGGTGTGAAAGAACTTCATCAGGTCATTCAACGACAGCAAAACACGATTGATACACTTCAAACTCAATTAAATCAAATGATGACACGTTTGAGCGCTGCCGGTTTGTAAGCCTTTATAAAAAGCGTAATATAAAGAAAATACTGATAGGATATCAGATATGTCTGATACCCTACGAGTAAGTAACATCAGCACGGGCGCAGTAGGTATAGGTACGGCTGCTTCCTCTTTGGCATCCTTTCAGGTCTATGGCAATTCCTCATTTCAAACCTCCTCGGGTGCGAATGCCTTCACGGTCGGCAACGATTCCAGCTGTCTCGTTCATGGTGATCACTATACGCTTGGTAATATTGCTGGATCCGGCCCATCAGGCAATTGGTCGACGTTTGGGCAAACTCTTAGTGGAGTGGGAGGCTATGCCAATAATCCCATGTCCACGGTCAGTTCCCTAGGAGGTTGTATTTCCTGGAATGGTCAGTATGTGATAATTACGGTTGGAAATGCAGGATACGGTCCGTTTTATTCCAATAATGGAGGTCAAACCTTTTCTACCGTTTCTCCATCAGCTTCCTCCGTTGGTAACTTTTGGGGATGCGCCATAAGTGCCTCAGGTCAATATGTATTGATCTCCAATCTTACCAATGTTTATTTGTCTTCCAATTATTTACCTATGCCTCTTTCTGCGCTATATTCCTATTCAGGATACACCTCTGTGCTTACGGTAACCAGTACCCGCAGTGCGCTTTCCATGTCAGCATCCGGTCAATATGCGGTATTTGCGTATTCTGCCTCTTCGACCACCGGTGGAATCTACGTCTCTTCCAATTATGGTGTCTCCTGGACACTTGTAAGTGGTACCAATTATCCATGGCAAAGTGTATCCATGTCCGCTTCCGGTCAGTACATTACGGCTTGCTGTAACGGCACTGCGAATAATATTTACATTTCTTCAAACTGGGGCACATCCTATTCTCTTCCTACCACATCCCTATCGGGAGTCAGTGGATGGACATCGGTCAAAGTATCGGCCTCGGCTCAATGGCAAGTTGCGTGTGCGTCTAATTATGTCTATTACTCCTCGAATTATGGTGTCACTTGGACCGCCAGTTCCATGTCGAACTCTCTATCGTGGGCATGTGTGGCAATTTCTCCCTCAGGTCAATATGTCATTGCTGCAACCGCTGGATTTTATGCGAATGTCTATACTAATTCCAATTATGGAGCTGGTTCATGGACCCAACAAACTCCAAATGGAGCCTTCCAATACGCAATTCATATGGCCGTATCCGCAACAGGTACCGTGGTATGTGTATCCAATGGTAATACGGGATTCATGTCGTATCTTACTTCCAATGCCACCGCGTCTTTGACTCCTTCTTTATTGATGGGAACCAATCCGAATGCATCGGCGATTTCGATGTTAACCGTCAATTCCAATAATGGGGGTGGTACCAGTGGAGGCGGTTCTATTTTCTTGGGTTCCAATTATGCCGCGCCAGCACAGGGATTATATGGAGGCGCAGGAGACAAATTAATTTTGTATCCTGGTTCAAGCTCTGCGTATCCCTATTCCATTGGTGTAGCATCCAGTACTCTTTACTATAGTTCACCCGCAACACATGCGTGGTATTCAAACGGTACTGTATCGATGTATATTAATTCAAGTGGTAATGTCGATATTGGCACGTCAAATACATATGCAACATTAAACGTCGGAGCAAATACCGCCGTAAATGGAGTTAACATGGCATTGGGATTGATCGATCCAATCAACAATGCTCAAAAATTGCTAATGGGTACATACTATGGAGGTAATGTAACTACCTCATACTCTTGGATTCAAGCAACGCAAACAAATGTTGCAAACAATGCGCTTATTTTGCAAAGTTGGGGTGGTAACGTCGGTATCGGTATTACCAACCCTAGCTTTCCATTAACTGTATATGGTGGAGTGGGACTTTCATATAGTACAACAGGAAATAATCCATATCTCATATCTCCCAATATTTCTGTAAATAACAATACAGGTCCCTATGGTGCGGTATGTGGATGGTTCCAACATGATTTAATTTGTGGTGGCGCGGTCGGTACCTTTTCGGATCTGCGCATCAAAAATAATATTGAACCCGTTACCAATGCGCTCGCGACAATTGATCAACTTCGCATGGTTCGTCATGGATATATCGATCAAGTGGAAAATCCACAGCCCTCTTCGTTTGGTCTCATTGCCCAAGAGGTCAGCGCCGTTATCCCTGATGCGGTTTCCATTGTCAAGAATTACATTCCAAATGTCATGTGTGTCCCTCAAAGCGTTACATTATCAGGTGATGTCATTGAAATGACATTTGAACAACCCATTGATCTAGCTGTCAACGATCAACTTCGTTTTATTTTGAAAGATCGCCAGGTGGAACAAACCGTTCTTTTTGTGTCCGACGACAAACGTCTCCTTCGTGTTACCTCATGGTCCAATCCCGATCCAATCGGCGATCAGATCTTTGTTTATGGCAAAGAAGTGGATGATTTCCATATTCTCGATAAATCCAAAATGGGTCTGTTGGCTCTCGCCGGCGTAAAAGAACTTCATCAAACTATTAAATCATTAGAATCACAACTCGATTCTGTCCTTTCTCGTTTGAGCGCAGCAGGTTTATAATCCACATTGTCGTCTTCGATTACACAGGATTGTGAGGAAGATTCGCAGTAACGAATCTTCGAACGCATCCATAGAGATGTCAACCATCAACTATTTAACTATTCGCAATGTGGTGATGCCCACCATTGTGGCCAGTACTGCTGCCTATTCGGCACTCACTGGAAGTTCTATTACGGTCACTTCTACCATTACCACATCAACCTTGTTGTATTCTACTCTAATTGGAAAAAGTATTAATAGCACTACCCTTGCTCTTTCTACCTTAACGGTATCAAGTATTAATAATGCGGTACCTGGTACGGGTGCTGGCATCAGTGCCTTTTCAACCTTGACCGTCAGTTCCCTTGTATCCGTGTCAAGCATTCAAACTGCGTCTACCATGTATACAAGTACATTATTTACTACAGGAAATATGGGTATCGGTACATCGACAACTGTACAAACCCTAACAGTAAACGGTTCGATTGGTACCAACCAGCCACTCTATTTAACAAATCAAGCAATGACAAATACCAATCAGATTCAATTTAATAATAGCAATGCTGCTTCTACCATCTTCACCATTCAGCAAGTAGACAATGCGGGTGCGAATTATTTACGTGCGGGTCGCAATGGATATGGCGATATCGTGGTGAACTCTAGTGGAAATGTCGGTATCGGTACAAATGCTCCTTCCGCATTATTACATGTTAATGGTGGTAATATCACTGTCAATTATGGAAATACAATCGGCGTTCATCAAACCTATGCATCAGGTGGAAGTTATTCTATCGGTGGTGCTGGCAATAACTTACGTATTGCGCTGAACTCTGACACTACTACACATCGTTTGTTAGATATTGGATACTATACAGGTGATGTTACAACTGGAACATGGAACTCTAAAATGGTAGTGGATCCGATTACTGGAAATGTCGGTATTGGTACAGCTAGTCCCAGTTATGTATTAGATGTCAATGGAATCACACAGGTTCGTTCCGCATTCTATGTTGCCAGTAATAGCGCAACCAATGGATGGGTGACATTACAACCAATCAGCGATACAATTCATTGTGGATATACAGAATACAAAATCGCTGGAACCCGTTATGGATACATTGGATACATGACTACACTAGGTGGTTCCAATTGTCTTGATTATCATTCTGAAAATGGCTGGGGAATGGATTTCAATGCAAATGGTAATTTAGCAATTCTAATATCCTCAAGCGGTACTGTGATGGTCGGCGGGGGTTACGGTGGTTTTGCGGCAAGCTATGCTCCACAGGCTCTTTTTACAATTAACTCCAATTACACTAATGGAAACACAGGTGGATTCTGTATTAATGCACAAGATTCCAATTCAAGTACCTCCAATTATAAATTCATGATGTATCCATTTGTACAAGCTAGTTCTCAAGTTGCTTACAATACCCAAGTTACCAATAATGGAACCACTTATAATAGTTTATGTCATGGATATAATGGTTATGTTGGCATTAATAATACAAGCCCATCCTACGTATTACATGTAGGTGGAGACGCCTATGCGTCTGGTTCATTAATCTTTGGTTCGGGTGGAACTTATCAATCTGGCGCCATCTTTTCCAATAGTAGTTGGGGATGTATTATTCGTGCGTATACTGGTTATACAGGTGTTACGCCAGGAGACTTGAACGGTGCTACTTTTCTGTTTAGTGACGTAAATGATCATCACCGATTGTACCTGTGTAACAATGGTGACATGGTATTGGATCCAAGCTATGGTCGTGAAATAATTGTACCTGCGATCAATGGATATGGACAATTTCGAGCCTGTGCTGGTTCCTATGGATTCATGATTCGTAACGATGGTAGTCAGACTTATTTCTTATTGACTGCTGCGAATGATAAATATGGTTCATGGAATGGATTACGTCCGTGGTACGTGGATAATAATTCAGGATACATTCATATGAATAATGGAGCAGTGGTGTACAGTGGATTAACAACAGATAGTTTCACTGTATCTGGATCGCCAATCCAAACATCATTACAAAATGCGACCGGTACCGCATATAGCTCTTTTACCTTGCCATCGGGTGCGGGAATGTATTATGTTTATTTCCACTATGGAAACCCTCCACAAAATTTTCCATCTTCTGTTTATCAGGTCTTTTATGATGGTGGTTATACCAATGCGCAATATACTTTACTTTTTACTGCGAATGGGTCACAATATGGAACGATTACTAGCACAAGTGGTGCTACAATTACATTTAGCAATGGTGGCGCATGGTGGGGGTGGAATGTAGCCCAATATTTATTTTATCGTATTACAAAAATATGTTAATCTTTTATTATTTTATCCACTTCTCTGTCGCATGCTCTCGATACACTCTCACCAATGAATACGCCACCAACGGTTCGACTTTCTTTTGACAGAGACTCATAAACTCTTCCCAACATTCATTCGTAAATCCCATCTGTTTTCTCATATGGGATTTGGATAACATCGATCCTCTTGAAAGGATCACCGTTTCCGCTCCTAACGCAATTAGATCCGAATCATTCGTCACGATCCGTTCAATTGTCCCTGACCGTTCCAGATCAATGAGGGCTTGATCGGCTTCGCCGATCGGTTCATGGATCGTTGCCCCTTGATCGATCATCCATGTTTTGATCTGATCAATGTATTTTCCAGACGGTTTCCAAATCTGTTTTCGTAACTGATCCAAATACCGATCCAGAATCTTTTGATCTTTTTGATCCATGATCGGTGCCGATCGGATCTCTTCAATGATCTCGATCGTTCCATGACGTTTGTCTCTGCGTTCATCCAGTACCTCCTTTCGTTCTTCTGTTGTTTCTCTCCCATCAAATACCGCATGAACGGCAGATGCGTACTGAAAGAAAGGCATTAGTGATTCTTGAAATTGCGTCATATCGCCCTTTGATTGATGAATAAACCAGAAGATATCCAAACCCACTGATTGATTCTTAATTGCCTCTTCGATCGCGATCGGTTGTTCCCATTGTTTTAAGAACGAAAATAACCCTTTGATTCCCATTTTTGATTCTTTTTTCATTGTTAGATTCTATCAATTTTTAGATGTATTCTATTCGTGAGAGAGGGGTATGGGTTTACGAAGTGTGCTTGCGTCTCCACAGTCAATTGCCTCCTTCCAGATCGATGGATCATTCCATTCTCCCTCTCTCTCCGTATTTACATTAATAATCCAATCGTTATAAAATGGATCCGAACATGAATTAATAATCAGAATCCGATCCGTTTTCACAAATCGAGTCAGCACTTCTCGAAGCAAAAGAACTTCCGATGTGGAATAGCGACAAAGAATGGTGATCGAATCCGCGGATTGAATGATCTGTCGAAACCGATCGATCCTGCGTCGATATTTTTCCATCACAATTTCATAATGATCCATCCATTGATCGCTGATTGCCTTCCCTGATTCTTCACCAATTGCTCCTTCTCCGATCCGTTCTGATGGTTCGATCTTATTCTCAAGCGGATAATCATGTGGAAATTCAAATCCATATGCATCAATCAAACGGGTTCGATCATGATTGAATTGAAGCGCTGTATGAAATCGAGCAAAATCCTCTGTGAGGCATTTCTCCAAAGCAGGAACAGACGAAACTGCCCAATCAAATGGTAGAGCAGCGGTGCGAAGACCTAAATTACGTAACGCTGCGGCAGGAGAACAATCATGGCCGAGAGTAAGATACATTCGTACTTGTAGTATCCTGTAATTGAGTATTTAAATATCTAACGTGCGGGATATCGATGCCAATTATAATCGTTCCAATCCATTCATCACATTCTCCATGTTCTCATGCTCCTTCATCAACCGTGCCATTTCCGCATCAAATTCTGCGTTTTCATTCTGTTTGATCGCTTCCTTCATCAATCTTTTGACTTCTCGTTCATGACGAATGTCTTCTTTGATCATTTTCTCACGAAGACGCTTTTGTTGGTTGTGTGCGCTACGTGCCGACACAGAGCGCATATACATGTTTGTACCCGTTGGATTGAGCCGTCCATACGAGATCGCACCCACTACATTACGTACCGGAACCGCACTTGAAGCAAATGGGACTTTGTGATGTTTAATCGCACCCATATTTGTTAATCGACGGACAGATAGACCATGATTCATTTTCGCAGTACTGCGATGATGTGATTGATGGTGAACACCTCCTTTTGTGCGTTTCATGGTACGCTTGTTGCGTTTCATGTTTCGTTTTCTGGTAGCCATTCTAGTATGATAGAATATTAGAATCGTTACCAATCATGGATATTAAGAGGAGTGTGAGGTCATTCTGCCCCACAGGTGATACGTCAAAGAGGGGTTTGAGGACATTCTGTCTCATAGTTGATACATTGAAAGAGGGGTTTGGGGACATTCTGTCCCACAGTTGATACATCGAAAGAGAGGTTTGAGGACATTCTGCCCCACAGGTGATACGTCAAAGAGGGGTTTGAGGACATTCTGTCTCATAGTTGATACATTGAAAGAGGGGTTTGGGGACAGAATGTCCCCAATTAGAGGATATTTGAATGAACACCAAATGCTCGTTGAAGTGGAGTCGATGGAGGTGGTGTCAAACGCAATGATTTCACATGGATCGGACGTGAACTCTGGATCAATCCCCATCGTTCCCATACTGCTTGTTTTCCAACCGTATACCTCCATGGAAACTGTCGCTCTGTTCGAAGATGACGCTTCACCTGCTCATTCTGACTCACCATCCAATCCACTTGATGTTGTACCAACTCATGAAACAGTTCTTTATGGCCCTGCGAGAGTAGACCCGCATACAACAGTTCTGCCCACGCTTCCGTTTCGGCTTCCACCATGTCGGTTCCCTTCTCCGCATGATCCAAACAACTCGCATGCTGAAGCTCATGGAGTAGAACCCGTGTTGCATCTTCTGCGCGATAAATCACAATGGTTTCCATGTTACACGCATAGGTGTATCCGCCGTTAATATGAGGCGGGCCAATGGGCGTCTTCGGATTCTTGGGAGTGGTGCGTAAATACGGATTGGCAAGAAAGTAGACCTTTGCTTTCTTTCCATATAATCGGAGGATTCTCGCCCAGAGTCCCCACGGAATCCCTTGAAGCACTTTGTTTTCACCGATCGCAACGACTCGTCCATACACACATTCACGGACATCAATTGTTGTTTTTCCTTTTTTATACCTTTGAAACATCTCTTTGCGCCAACCATACGGATCAAACTCCGACGGCGACGCAAACTCTTTTTCTAGAAACTCTATATCATTTGATGAGACAGAAGACGGTTTCCATACTGGCTCCTTTTGTGAATATTCATGTCGGACCACATCCAACACCGCATCGAGGAGGGCCATTCTACTGAGTGGTGATAGATTGACCGGTGTTACGCAAACGATACAATTGTCTTGCGAGTTTCAAATGAACATGTTCCCATAGAATCGGAATGCGATACGATGTTACCAATACCCATCCTGAACCCGATTCTGCATGCCATAATGTCTCCAAAAGTTGTTGACGAATACTCGGAGTGATCCATTCGGTTTGATAGATGGTTCGAATCCAATACATAATCACATCAGTCCATCGAAGATTTCGCTGTAGACACATATAAATCCATGTACGTACTTCACTGATCCGCACAGGTGTCTCATTCATGGACCATTCATTCAGTGTTTTCTTGAATGATTCCAACCAGACATCTTTTTCCATTAGATTGGCCTTTTTTACATAGTTTGCCAATAAATAATCCGGTCCAGCGACAGGAATCTCTAAACAGAAATCTCGGATACGTCCACATAGCGGAAATTCAGTTGTCAATAAAATCGCAAAATTCGGATATTGTTCTAATGTTTCTTGTAATTGTAGTACCGATTCGTCCGTCAAAAAATGCGCATGATACAGAACGAGATAGCGTGTCTGGATTGATGTCGACATCAAACATACGTCCTGTTGTCCCGTCCAATGTGTTAAAAAAGAGTTAATGAAGCTCTTATCACTCATGGAAGATAATGCAACATCGAATCCAAGATGAAGAGGGCTCTTTTCATATACAATACTTTTACCTGTGGACGATTCATCATCGTCATCTGGATCTCCTCCATTTACTTGTTTATTAAGATACCATACATCCTTTTTAATTTCAAACGTAATATTCGATTCATCTGCTTGTTTTTTAAGAAAAGCAAGCAATTCTGTTTTTTTACCACATCCAGGAGGCCCTCTCCACGCAAAACTACATGGTTCTGCCATTATTATATTAATAAAAATCACGTTTTAAGTAATGAATACTAGTACTAAAAGTAGTGTACAGTTATACAGAAGAATATAAAGTATTCCGCTGTAGAATAATCAAGCTGAAATAAAATCGTACTTCCCTTCAGAAATAAAATGCCACCTCGAAAGTGTCATTGTGGAAAATATGCTGTATTTAACGTACGTGGAGAAACAAAAGGAAGATATTGCGCAGAACACAAAGAAGCAGATATGATTGATATAAAATCAAAAACATGTGAATCAGTTGGATGTGAACGACAGCCAATCTATAATATAAAAGGTGAAAAACCACGATTTTGTGTACTTCATAAAGAAATAAATATGGTTAATATGAAACATAAACCATGTGAGGCAGATGGATGTGATAAACTTCCTATTTTTAATCATAGTAATCAAAAGAAAGGTAGATTTTGCGTAGATCATAAAGATCCTACAATGATTGATGTAATTAATCGTAAGTGTGAATATAATGGATGTACAAAACAGCCGTCGCATAACATATTAGGTGAAAAACAGGGTAGATTTTGTTGTAGTCATAAACAGGTCGGCATGGTTAATGTAAAAATTAAAACATGCGAACAAGACGGTTGTACTAAAATTCCAGCATTTAATATTAAAGGAGAAACCAAAGCTCGATTTTGTGTAAAACATAAAGAACCTAATATGGTTGATGTAAAATCAAAACGGTGTGAAATTGTTGGATGTGATATTCATGCTGGTTATAATTTTGTAGGAGAAAAAGCACGTTTTTGTATTAAACATAAAGAGCCAAATATGGTTGATGTTGCGAATCGTAAATGTGAATATGATAAATGTGAAAAACAACCCATGTATAATGAACGAGGACAAAAAAGAGGCCAATTTTGTTTTCAACACAAAGAACCAGGTATGATTAATGTAAAAGATAAACCATGTCAATATGATGGATGTACTACTGTACCCCATTATAATTATCGTGGAGAAAGAAAGGGATTATTCTGTGCGAAACATAAATTACCAGAGATGATCATGATAACCAATAAAACATGTCAACACCCAGGTTGTGAAAAGCAACCAACTTTTAATAGTCCTGAACAATCATCGGCAAAATTTTGCGCTACCCATAAAGATTTTGGCATGATTAATGTGAAAGATAGAAAATGTAAATATGATGGGTGTGACAAAATACCACGATATAATTATATTGGAGAACACACTACTTTGTTTTGTTTAGAACATAAAGATTCTAATATGATATTGGTTCACACTAAACTATGTGAAATTGATGGATGTATTACATATGCTACATTTAATTATCCTGATCAAAAAAAAGGAAGATTTTGTGCTACTCATAAGAAATCAAATATGATTGCTGTAAACTCACGATATTGTGAAGTAGATAATTGTGAAACAATGGCAGTATGTGGTTTTCTAGGAAAAATTAAAACTAGATGTGCTACTCATAAAGAAAAAGGAATGATTCTTGCTCCTATGCGTAAATGTGCAACAAGTTGTTGTGGTCAATTGGGAATATATGAACTACATGGAGAACGATATTGTGAAGAACATCGGCCAATTGATGCGATTAATTTGGGAACTGCGACATGTATGATATGTGGATTAGATGATATTCTTACAGATGGTAAGTGTATAACATGTGATCCTTCTACTCTTCATATTTATCAACATGCGAAAGAGAATCGAGTTCGAGATCTTCTTATTGCCACTAAGATTTCATTTATTCATGATCGAATGTTAGAATCTACATCATGCGGTAGAGAACGACCTGATTTTCAAATTGATTGTGGAAGTCATTATGTGTATATTGAAGTAGATGAACATCAACATAGTACATACGCATGTGAATGTGAACAAACGCGTATGGTTAATTTAGTACATGTGCGAGGAATGCCCGTTACATTTATTCGTTATAATCCTGATGTATACGAACCAATAAAGGGACAACGTAGAATGAATCGTCAGCAACGAGAAAAAAAATTAATAGAATGGATTCGATATGCGATGGAACATCCGCCACAAGTTATTGCTAATGTATTATATTTATTCTATGATGAACATGATAATACAAATATGGAATTTCAAACATTGATCCAATAATTACTCCTGCTTTTTATTAATCTCTTCATACAGGCTATTTACAGTATTGGTGCCGGTTTTCTCGCATAAAAACGGAAACAACGAGTGGACGCATAGAGCGAACGCACCCTTTCCTAAACGAAACGCCATGCGAAGGGCTCGCATCGCATGCGTTACGTATGACATATTGTGCTGATGCGGATGCTTTGTAAACAAGGTGTAGAGCTTTTGACACAAGGACTCTGTCTTGTTCTGAACCCGACTTGAATATTCACGAATACAATTGGTACAACGGCAGATAAAGGGCTCCGCAACCGCTTTAACTTGTTCTACTATGGGCGCGGTCGTATCACTCACGTTACTGGCCGTTCGGGCAAGCGAATCACTAATCATTTCGACGCTTTCTGTATCAGGCATTCTATGAAGGTTATTATCTTTTTTCTTTAGATATGGTCCGCGCACGGGATCTAAATAGCACGCTCTTATTCTATCCAAATGATACTCTCCATCCCACACCAAGCCATTGAAATCGGAAACATTCATGTCACACCCTTTCAAATCGACCGTTTTGGAAAACCCATCGCTCGTTTATGCTACAAAGACAACTCCATCGATTTTCACGATGTTAGCATTCTGTCCCCCTGTTTGCGAATTATCGATTACAATCCGGATACTTCTCGTCTTCGTGTGGACTTATCAGAACATCCGCTCTTTCAAAATAAGATTCATACTCTTCATGAATACCTTATTAGTACCTTCTATACCCATCAGCAAAGCTTCTTAAACATTACCAATCATTCATATGAATTCATTCGTCATTTGTTCTATTTTCTTTTGGATAATACCACCTTGTCATTATTTATTTATCCTACTGTATTTGTAAAAACCAAGACGGGTACACCGTGCCGTGTATCTGAATTGAAAGCGGGTGATACGATTCGATGTGTCATCCGTCTTCAAGGGGTGTCGCAATTGTTTCATCATGATGAATTGCGTTTGCGTCTCCATCATTCGGTGCCGGCCGTCTGGAAATTGTAAGGCTTTTAGCGTGAAACCCTGTTGCGGTAAACTACGTTTACCGCGATATATGCCTAAAGGGCATCTATGAGCTAAAAGCTATTAGCTTTTAGCGTGATACCAGAGCAAATGATAATGATGCGACACTAAGACCCAGTACCAGACATGCCAAGCCCATAATCACATACACCGAATAATCAGGATAACGAACCAAATAAAACATGGCAATGAAACTAAATAATATCGCAATCACAGGCGCGATCCATGACATAAATAGATTGGATTTAATGTCATTCCAGTTATGATTGGAGTCTCCCGTAGGCGAATTCTTGCCTGCCCATACGAAAAAGACAATGTAAAATACAACCGCCAGGATATAGACGATTCCGTATAAAATTAACAAGGAATTGTCTTCCATTCTATCTGTTATTCTTAATTTAGTTTGTTGATGATGCCGCCATTGCACTATATGATAAACTTGCGGTCAACGCTACAAGTATAAAAATAACATAGATGGATTTGGATTGATCCTGTAGAAAATAAATAAGAGAGGTAATCAACAACACAAACATCGCGGTCATCGTTGACCCAATTACTTTTTTCACTTGACCATTGATACTTGGCCAACTGGAACCATCACTGATCACATTCGATGTTTGAATAAAGACACGGCCCCAACATACAATCGCAACGACACCCAAGATAAGAATCATAGGAAGCGAAAAAATAAAATTAATAACTGCCGTACTGCCTGATGTGATAGGCTGAGCACCATTTGTTGTACTCATTCTATCTTACTGTTATTTTTTATGAATCAATGCCACTCCCAAGGCACTCGTTGCGAATCCCATGGCCAAAAAGGTAACCACAAAAATGAAATACATGATCTTTTCATGATTATTGTTGTTCATGCGAAAATAGAGAAATCCTGCGACAAATAGAGCGATTGAACCAATTAAACTCGTAATCCAAATGCTTGCGGTTTGATCTTGGATTTCATTCCACATGTCACTGGATCCCACAAACTGAGAAATCGTAATAAATGATCCAATGGCACCTGAGCCAATGATCACTCCAAGAATAATTAGTACTGTTGGTGATAGTGATTCTGTCATTCTATCCTACCATGTTATTTTGCGTTTGATGCCTTACTGGCCGTATTTACGTTGCTTGATAACATATTTCGCACTTGATCCGCGTAAGCAAATTGAATCGGCCCTACACCAAACCATACCACCATAATGACAAGTGCCAATAACATGATTTGTCCTCCCACCATCATAAATAAATCGGATTTTGAAAAGTCGTAATCCATCTTCTATTTTAGATAACTTAATTTGTTCTCTCCGTATAGTATGCGTAGCACTCAAAAGCGTAAATTGGCACTCGAGGAATTCTCTCGGTGCCACCCTCGATTGGGCAAGACCAAAAAACGGTGTTTGCCTAATAAGACCTATCGAGAAATCGAAAAACGGGTCGGAAAAAAAGGAAAAGCCTTATTTGAAACGGTTGGTTGTCATGACGGAGAAGAGCATTGCCTATTGGATAAGACAGGACTACCCGATGAAAAAGAACTCCGTAAACAGTACCTTCGACCAAAAATGCCCAAAGAATGGGAGAAGAAACCCGACACCTGGCTCGACAACTACAATATTATGCACGTCATGAAACAATATGAGGAAGCATTTCCTTGGTTTGAGTTCATGGGAGTATATCCTATCGACTTTTCAGTACGTGATCCTTATGTACAACGAGGGGCTGAAAAATGCCTTCATGCGGATCTCTGTAATCTAAAATTACAAGACGAATACAATAAGGGTAAACGAGGAATTGGCATGGTCTTTAACTTGGACCCTCATTACAAGGGTGGAAGTCATTGGGTTGGACTCTATATTAACATTCATAACATTAAAAAACCAATTATTGCGTATTTTGATTCCTATGGCTATAAAACTCCTCCGATGATTGCGCGATTCATGCGTGCGTTCACACTCCAAATTCCCGCGACTCAATTGGAATCAAATGGACGACGATTTCAATATAGTAATACAGAATGCGGGATGTATAGTATGTACTTTCTGGTATGTATGATTTATGGCATTTCATTCAGCAATTTCTGTAAAGAAATCACGAAAGACTCCATGATGCTAGAGCTAAGGAGAATTCTATTTTCTCGATAAAATCGAAAATAAGATGTAAAGAGAAATCATCATCTATAGTAGACCGATGTAATGTGTTTTATATGTTCATCTACTATCTCTCCACCAATTCAAACATCTGAACCTCCCATCCATATTCTTCGCGAGATTGATAAGATTCCATCCATCGAATCAACTGCTTCTTTTATATCTATACGATCAAACCATTCTTCTCCTACTATTCAGCGGTTTGATTCACGGATTTCAGTAAATAGTTCATCTTCTGAATTAAAGAAAACACCCACTATGGAATTACCGTCCAATGAAATCATTTCTCGATTAAAACTGTCAGGTTTAATTGTCCATATGAACTCATCATCAGAACTCTATAAAACACACGTGCTAGTTCCTACTAAACCACCTGAACATTATACGATGACACAACATAATGTGTTCACGGATCTCACAAAAGAAGTATAAGTGTGAAAGACATATCGATCTTTTGTATGAAAACCCATCTAAAAGATTTATACGGTAAAGGTAGTAATGTACCGTCCGGTTCAACCACAACAACAGCCTTCTGGGGGATCGGTGCGAACCGTCCTGTTCAGTGATAAAAATTATCGGACGCTCCAGACCGTTCTGGTTCAAGACTTTCAAGAGCGAACCGGTACTCCCCTGAACGATGCTCAATTGCAACGTCTCTCCAAAACACTGGATCATTACATGAATCAAGTCTATGAAAAACAGGGCGAAAAACCCATCCAAGTGCTTAACAAAGAAGTTCTCGGAACCTGTGCCAAAGACTTTTCTCAATATCTCCAACGCAAAGAAATTACGAAAAATTCGAATGTAGTCAAAACCGTCATGGATGATTCCCTCTTTCAAGAAACCTCTCAGCGATTTGAGCGTGTGACTCAGGAGCGCAATGAAGTCAAGGCGCTTCCACCAGGCATTCCTGATTTCCGCATTTCCTTAACGGAAGATGGTCCGCCTGCCGCTGAAATGTTTGAGCGTGCCAAGAAACAACGCGAACTCGAAGCTTTGCGTGTCGCACAGAGTTCAGATCTCGCTAAGGCCGAAGCCGGCCTCCAAGGACGTATTCAAGCCGATTCCACTTTCCGTTCCCTTCAAGATTCTCAGAATCGTTCTACCGAACTTGCTCTGGTTCAACGTACGGCACAGGCCTCTACCGCTCGTCCTGTTATGGACCAGACCTTGGTGGTTCTTCCTGATCGTCGTGAGCTCCTATCAGGTTCCATTGGTTCTTTTGATACCATGAATCAACTCACATTAGCACAACCACGTGACTATGCGAATGGCAATCCAACCATTGTTCCACCTACTTTCTCTTCAATTGATAAATCGGTCTTGCCCCAAAACAACATTATTCGTGAAGACAAAATCATTGGATATCGTGAAGTCGAAAACAATCTTTTCATTTACTCTGCGGATCGTGACTGGCTTCGTAATAACAAAGAAAATCGTTATAGCTTTACTGTTAACTTTGATCCGGCTGCCAACGGACAAGGGTTTGGTGCCTCACTTGCTTCCCAACAGAAATTCAAGAATATTGTCCGCATCGAGCTTGTGAAAGCTATTATTCCTGGTGAAAGTCTTAGTGTTACCGTCTATCGTGAAAACGGTCAAGCACAGACAACCGATACAGGATACCAAGACAACATTCTCAATCTCCCTTACATTACTCTCCGTGTTGCCGAACTTGAGAATAACAACTATGGAACCGACAACTTCTTGGATCGTTCGTTTGGTGTTCTTCAATATGATGCTCAATGGGTATCCGATCACGATCGTCAGCGTGATACCACTCGTGGATTCTTAGCGATGATCCCGAAGTTCATGAAGTGTCAGAAAGAGTATTATCCAACTCCTTTGTCCACTCTTCAAAAGATGACGATCGATCTTCGTCGTCCCAATGGAGAATTGATCAGTGCCTCGCCTGATACCTTTGACATTGGTGGTATTATCTGCCCACAGACGGGTGCGATCGTGTCTACTACGTTTCCGTTTTCAATCCCCATCACCTATGGTTCAGGTAATAATGCGTACAACGTTCTGATTCCCCCCTCTACTGGAAATCCTGCGAACTTTTACATTAACACCTCAAAATACTTCAGTAAATTCGAGATTTCCGCGGGCGATCGCATTCAAATCAGCGGTTATACCTATACGGATTCCGTACTTGCGGACCCAGTACATGGTGCCGCACTTCGTGATTTCTGTAGTTGGATCAATCGTCCTGAAGGTCACATTGTTCTCGATGCGGCCTATTCGAATTCAACCAGTACACTTCATGATGGATTTAACGATGTGGGTTATGCGAATTTCATTGTGATTCAGGCGCGCTATCAGGATCCGACCACAGGCAGTGTATTGTTGAATCCATTTGAACCGAACTTTGGTGCTACCCTTCACGCGTTCGGCGCCAACTTACAGTCTCCTGTTCGTCTCATTAACTTGAATAAACAACTCCAGGTTGTGTTTCGTATTATTACTCGTGAAATGGATTCCTTGCCACAACTGAGACCTGATAATAACTATTAGAGCTTTTTGAGAAAAAGCTCACAAAAATAACGGAAGCTCTTTTTAACAATTTATAATAACATATCTCTATAACCATTATTTATCGCTGATATGTTTCTATACACATCTTTTCCTAAAACACATTACGATTTTTGCGAGCTTTTTCCTAAAAAGCTCTAGTAGATAATAATGTCTCGTTACATTATTTTTGGACTAGTATTAATACTAGCCATCTTTGTTGTACGGTTTTTACCGTGGACAGAGGGGTTCTTTGATGCTCCGGCTAATGATACCATGGCAAAGCATCAACAGTTTATCGCCAACTCTAAGGTGAAATTCGATGCCCTTACTAATACTGTTAATTTAACAAGTCCTTCTATCGGCATTGATCCTATTAATGCTACAAATGTAAAACAAGCTGTTTCTACTCTTGAAGCCAAGCCATCTTCTACTGGATACTCCTTAAAATCTACTATCTCTCATTCTACCCCCGATCAACTTCCTGGTACATTAGAAATCGCACAGAAATGCGAAGCGGCCCCCAAATCGTGTGCCGCATTTGATGATTCTACTTTTGCTGCGAATTGTGGCATGAGTTTTGATCCCACTTCTGTAAATTCGGCAGGGCAGACAACTGGAATTGGAGGTCTCTATATTAGTTCCTATGATCGCGCAGAACAAACTGCGATCGCACAAGACGTAGAAACCAATGGTACTGCCCCCTATGACCCATTCAAAGTGTATCAACCCACCATCGGTAAAGCGAAACAGGGTACTTTTGGTATTACAAAAGACCAGTGTGTTGTGGTGAAAGAAAAAGTAGACTGCGCTGCCAAACAGACATTTGGTTCACCCAATTGTACCCAGTGTTACACATCGGGCACGTTCTCTCGTGTAGGTCCTGAAGCAGGTAAATTGAGTTCTACCATTCACCTATATGGTGTAGGAACTGTAAATGCGGGTATCACAAATGGTCCCTACTTGTTACAGAATGTAACACTCAATACAGGTAGTCCAGCGGATATCACACTTCCTCCTAACTTTGAAGGTTCAACCTTTTGGATTACCCTCAATCAAAATGGAAGTCCTCCTCATCTATCAGGCTATATTGAAGGCCAAACCGCAACGGGAACATTCAAATTAGACATCATGTCTCTTGTTCAGACGGATACCGTTACAGGTAAAAAACCACGTATCACGGGTTCAAATGGCTTTAATGGGTTCAAGTGTTTTATCTTGATGCCTGGAAGCGGTCAATCGAGTATGACATTAGCATGCTTCATGCCATTTACCTTTGTTAATATGTTTGACGGTGATGCGCTTACCTGTGAAAATGGACCCATTATTACTCGCGCCGATTCGGCTACGTTTCTTGAATCGGATCCATGCTATGGCAAAGCCAATCAGCCTGGTAATTACAAGCTAGAATGCCTTCAAAGCCGTTGGATGGAACTTGGTGGGACTCCCGATGGAACCGGTTATCCTTCTGATCAGACAAAAGCAAATGCCATTCAACAAGATGCGAATGGAAGTCCATTAGATATTGATACCATTGTGAATGGATTGGCGATCAAAATGGCAGAAGCACAAAGTGGTAATGATCCAAATGGTAATCCTCTCTCCATCCCTGATTGGAACACGGTATCGATGTATACCACAGGAGTTCCTATTACCAATCCATGTGACGGGCCATTAAATGCTACAGGACCTGTCTCCAAAGCATGCGCATCCTATTTGTACTCCAACAAGGGTATTTCCTCTAATATTGGACCAACCTATACACAACTTCCATCTCAAGTAGCAAGCGCAAAAGAAGGATTTGTAGGTAAAGAGACTTTTAAGAATGTAGAAGGCTTCGATGGAACCATGCCGAATACCTTTAACTATCCAGGTACAGTGATTGATCCCGTTACTGATTCTGGTATGCAGTTTGCTGCGAATCAAGGTGGTGTGGCTGGTGTGAAACAGCAATATGACGCGATCAATCGTCTTGCCAATGATAATAGCAAAAAAAATGCGGAACGTGCGACTGCCTTGAATCAAGCCTATGGTATTTCACTTGGTCAGCCCTCTTCCAGTAAAGTGGTAGGTCCTACACAGGTATATGCGGTTGGACCAGGATACCAATATACCAAAGATCAAGCACAAGGTGTTTGTGCGCAATATGGAGGCGTAGTAGCGAGTACTGCACAGCTTGCCGATGCCTATGCTCACGGCGCGGATTGGTGCTTTAGTGCGTGGGTTACCGATGGTGGCGGTAAATGGCCGATTACGACATCTGTTGTTGGTGGGTGTGGTGGCCGAACGGGTGTCATTGAATGGACACCTGACAATCAACAAGCGGGTGTGACATGCTATGGCCCCAAACCTGGTATTGACGACCCCGCTTCTCAAAATGGAACCATTAAACCTTTTAATCAACAAATGTGGGATCAACCAACGGATCCAACGTACTTAACCATTCCATCAGGATATTTGGAAACCACGGGCCCTCAACCACAATGCTTTACAGGTCTATCTCTAGATCAAGCGCAAAAAGGATGTAACGCACTTGGCTCCCAATGTGTTGGTTTTAGTTATTCCAAAGATGGTTCAGGAAATGGTTGCTACAAAGGAAATCACAATGCGGGAATCAATGGAAATCCAGCCTATATGGGTTATGTCAAAATTCCGGTTTCTGCTGCCAATTCTGTTATTACAGGCCGATATATCAAACTTGTCTATAATCATGTAGAATGCTTAAACTTGGCACAAATTCGTGTGTATGCCACACAAGGCGGGCCAAATATCATTACACCTGACATATGGCCCCAAGTTACAAAGTCAAGTGGATTTAACGGTGACGTATTTCCTGTTCAGAACTTCGTGAATGGAAATCAGTCTGGTCGGCCTTACAATTTTGTTCACACCTCTTGTGGTGATGTTCCATGGATTCAAGTCGATTTGGGCGCCATGACCACCATTTATAAGATTGTGGTGGTTAATCGATTCGATTGTTGTCAATCTCGTGTTCTCGGTACCACACTTCAAATCCTTGACGATCAGAGTGAACCAGTCTATATTTCCAATGCGGTTTCTAGTACCAATACGACATACGCATGGTATCCACCCGATCCATCGATTCGTGTGGACCAGCCTGATGATCTTCCGCCACCTGCACCTCCTACTCGTGACAAATCACAGCCTCCTCCTGGATATTCACAAGGTGATTGTAATTCTGGATATTATGATCGCACAAAAGGTGACCATGCTTGGTGGGCATGTGGCGCGGGTTGTCCTGGAGGTATGTATTTAACCGATTATGGTTGTAGTTGCGCATGTGTTCCCAACTCTCAAGATCCATAATTGTACTTTTATTCCATATGTATTTGGGAGTAATTGATAACAAAATTACTACCGAATCCATCAATAGAGATGTTTCGTCGTTTGGCAGAAGCATTTGATACAGGGACAATATCCTCCAATCCACATCAAGATTATATTACTCAACAATCTACCTATTACAACACCGCACCCAATATGATTCTTTCAGGAACTCCCGGTCTTCCTGGTTTTGATCAGGCCATTCAAACGACCAATACCACTAGTAATGGAATCCAGGATTATGCGGTCAAAAATCCGAATGACATCTTTATGACAGGTGTCAGTCCCAACCTCACTCAAATGGCCACACAATGTGCGGCAGGTTCTTTGGATGATTTAATTGCCTCCAAGAATCCCAGAGCTCCTGTTGGATGTGGTTGGATGTATACTGCTCCCAATAAAAATAGTCCTTATCCAACGGTTTCACAAGGTATGGTCGGAAATCAAAAGGGTCCTCTTCCTGGATTTGATCTTCCTGCTTATAAAAAATGGTTCTTCGATCTTCAGCTCGCAAAAAAGCAAATACTGATGGATAAATGTAAAGCACTCAAGGCATGTACCGATGTGGATGAAGATGTGTTTCAAGGTGTATGTGCGTATTGTACGGATATTGGTCAAGGTATTCCCATCGATTCTACAGGTCAACCTCTTTATCCAAATGAGCTAAATGGTTCCTGTAGCCCTGGAGCGATTGTTCGTTCAGGCGCATCATGTCCTCCGCCTCCCGCTGGACCACAACCCATTCGTGATAAAACATGCGACCCTGTCAATGGACGTTTGAGCGCAGCCTGTTTATATAATACGGTTATATCGGGAGGATGTACGGATAATGGTACCTTAGCCGCAGCACTTAATAACTCCCCTGATCCATCCAATTACATGGCGTCCATTCAAAATAGCGATGCGATGTCCCTCTATCAGCGCACTGCCAATCCTCCTTTGAATCTTAATGTATTTTCACAGGGACAAACCACGGTAAATGCTGCGCTACAAGAGATTCGTCAATTGGCATCCAATGCCCGACAGCCTTCCAGCACTGCTCTTGGAGCATCCGCTCGTGATCTCTGTCTTCAGCGCGGTGCGATTTCGGGTTATGATAGTTGTTCCAATCTTCCTGATGGAACCCAATCCCCCTTTGATATGAACTGTCTCCAACAACTCTTTCTTAAAATGGGAGGTCAGCCAAAAGGAACAGCCTATCCCACCATTGCCAATATGACAACCTATAATGCGATGGGTACATTGGGTGCGGTTAAACAATATTGGAACCAGTTGGTAACCAATATGAAATCGGCAGATTCCTTTACGGATTATGCGACTCAACGCAATGCCATGACCCAATTTCTTGGAATTGTACCTGAATCGGCGATTGTTCGTGCTCCCTATACACAAGGTGTGGAAGTCTTATGGTTTGTTCCTGTTCCTGGAGATCCTCAGCACGTGATTGGTTTTTTAAAACGAACCATTGAGCGTGATTTCGTTCAACTTCAGCCCGGCCCCTCCCATGTTCCACAAATTGGCGGCGGTGCTTTTGGATGCTGTGTTCAAATGACCGATGTACGCGCTGCCTCCGATTCCTCTGTTAAGTTTACTGTTACCGTGGATGATGGATTCTGGATTGCGGTCAATCAACCTGCTAACATTGATAAAACGGCCATGGCACAATTTGGTGCGGATCAACCTGGTTTATTTGAAAATCTAGGATTACAAGGTCCCACGCAGTACCAATCTCAAAACTGTAGTGCACTCAATGGTTCCAAACCGAATATTGTAAAAATGTACTATGAAGATGCAGGTGGGGGTTGGAACGCATTACAAGTTAATCCTCAATCCTGTAATGGTCCGAATTACTTTCAACCTCAATATTATTCATTGACATGTGATGCACGCGCCCCGTTTTTGTGTTATGAACTTGGCCCGAAATCTGGTGTATGGGAAGAACTTCGTAACCCTGGTCTATTTTCACAGTTCTTGGGCGCGAGTGGATATGAAAATCATACACGAACCGATGAACGTGTGAGTGTTCCTGGAAAGAAGCCATTTATTCGTATGAATTGTGCCAATTCCGCAATTAACATGCCAAATATCGCCTTTCAAAGCTGGAAATCAGTATCCTTTGCTGTTCGATTTCAGACTATGCCTGTAAAAGAAACCCTATTTCACTTCTATACCGCACAAGTTTACATGGCTATTATTGCTACGCCTATTAATGGAAGTATTTCTACCATTACCATTGAGCATAATTTTAATGGTCCTATTCAAACCATCTCTACTACCTACCAAATCGTATTGAATACATGGTATATCTTCTATGTCAATAATCAAAAGACTGGTCTTGATGTCTATTGTAATTCGGTAGATGGATTTATTTCCAGTGGCGGATCGGCCAACGTTTCGTCACTTTCTTCCAAACAGCCCATATGGGTTGTCAATGGTACATGGAATCCTGCTCCTGGACAACCTGGTTCCGCATGTAATATTGCGGTAGGAGCGGGTAACTTTAAGGGAACATGGGCAGGAATGTATGGTACCAGCTCCTTTACATTTGATTTGGCATGGGTTCACTTCTTTGATAAAACGTTGACCAAGGAGGATGTTCTTCATGAATGTAAAGCGGATTGGGTCTACACCCAATTTCCTGATTCCTATAACAATTATGTTGTTTTATCTGGTTAATCATCTATCGTTATGAATATTATTCATTGAATAGAGGATTTATAACATATGGAAATTTCGAGCTAATCCCATACATTCTTGATACCAGATCATCTTATCGTAGTAGGATGTAAACACTTTAAGCATAAAAATGAAGATGAGTATACTTACCCAACAATGGATCCGATTCGACTTCACCTAATGCCTTACGAAAGTCCGTGTCTGTTCGTCCAAATAGCTGAAACACGGTTCCACTTGACTCTGGCTTAACACGAAGCAGATATTCCGTTCCTTTGATCCGAATGACCTTGATCCGATCGATCGCAGGTGCCGACGGAGCACTAACATCCAGCGCACGTGTTACACGACTCTGAACATCTCCGCGTACTTCTTTTAGTTCAATGCTTGTAATGATCTTATCTACATCCAAATTTGGATCAAACAAATATTGCGTCGCCTGACCCTCAATACGAAAACATTGGATACCATCATTCTCACCCGCATTCAGATCACAATCCACCGCCGATTCTTTCATGATCTTCAGGATCTCTTGATTGATCTTGTCTTTCTTCATACTGACATAAAACACCTTCTCATCCGATGTCTCATTATTATCCGTGGTACGAATGGTTTGATCGATCTTATCCGATCGTTTTTGCTGTTCCGCAAATACCGTGTAGTACGTATAAATCTCGACTTCTCGATCCTTAAATGGCAAATCCTTGTGAGAGCAAATACGAATGGCACGACCTTTGACTTGATCCAGACGAACATTGTTCCAATAAGGCTCCATAATATGAACCGAGCGACAGCACTTCAGTGAAATACCTTCTGCTCCTGCTCCTGTAATTCCAATCACCCAGCAAATGTCTCCTATGGTATTGCGTTTTTCACGAAACGGTTCCAATGGTGCTTGAAGCGCCGGCGGTAACTTATCAAAATTACCATTGAAGATATTCAGAACTAGTGCGCGTTGCTCTTTGGATCCTTCACCTGTAAACGTGATAAAACGTTTTCGTTTCGGAACATCCACATCACCTAGACCGACCGCAAACGAAGCCAAGGTTTCATCACTGAATCGAGGATTTTGTTCTGTTCCTACAATCTTGATTTCGTCATATCCATTCGCCTTCAACGCAATTCCAAGAACTCCTAGACCTTCTACCGTCTTGAATTGTGAATAGACCAGATTGCTTCCTTTGGATTTCTCGATGTTCTCCAACATTCGGGCAAGCTTGGTGGAATAATTCTCCAGACGTCCTTTTGGATCCTCGCTCTCCAGTTTCATGAATTCGTTACGTCGCTGATCCAGCGTACGCATGGCATTTTCAATACGTTCCTTATAGGTTAAAACATGAGGCAAGGCCGGTTTTTCTTCTACAGGAGCCTCTACAATTGGTTCTACTGGTTTTGGTTTGGGAGCAATACGCGGGCCACGCTTCTTCACAACGACTTGTTCAGATGGAACGACGACTGGTACTTCCGCAACCGCGGGTACTTCCACAGGTACTTCTACCGGTTTTGGCTTGGGAGCAATACGCGGACCACGTGGTTTCGGTGGATTAGCAATGATCGCATCCACTTCCGTTGTATCCAGACCAACACGAGTAAACACGTCCTTAATTTCATCAGACACAAAACCTTGTTTCATTAAAAAGAGAACTTTCCTTGAAATGGGTTTATCTTCCATTTCAGGCGCCTTCAAAAACTGGATGGCCCGTTCCGTCATTTCTTCACTTGCTCCGCCAAACCACGTATTGGATTCTTCATCTGATTCTTCATCTGATTCTTCATCTGATTCCTCATCTGATTCCTCATCTGATTCTTCATCGGAACTGGAAGAATCACTTGATGAACTAGAAGAACTTGACTCATTATCTAATTCACCAACATCTTCAATATCATCCGCAGTAGCTTCCTCATCACTTGATGATTCTTCTTCATTATCACCTCCTGTTTGTGGTACTTCTGGTACGGCCTCCGCTACCGCTTCTGGTTCTCCATTTAATGCCACTTCTGCTTGTGCTTCTTCCTGTTCTACAATCGCAGCTGCCTCCTTATCCGCCTCCGCATCTCCCACTTCCTCTGAAACTTCCGCATTCTCCGCAATCACTTCTACTTGTGCTTCTTCTTCAATCTCCTCCTCACGTGTTCCTGGAAATGGACGTTCAATTCCCTTTGGAAACGCAAAGTTACAAAGTGCGCGACTTCGAAAACGATAACTCGACGGATTCTTCATCTTCGCAAACATTTCTACTGCCGCAAACACATCATCTGTTCCCTTCTCCTTCTTGGTCTCACCGCGAATTTCAGTAGTACGTGCTTCCGTGTACTTCTCCAACAACACATAATCACTCATTTCACATCGAACAATCTCATCCTTCGTAACACGAGGCATATACTCCTCCTTTGAACCTTTATAGTATGATATCAATCCTGACAGACGTTTCTTCAAGACAACCTCATTGATAATCTTGAGGTTTACAGGATTGATAAACTCGCGCTTAAAAGTCTCATCATCGATGGGCAAACGTGGGTACGACACAAATGGACCCTTCTTTGCATCCTCTTCTATCTTAATATTCGCCGCCGCCAATTTTGCCTTGATGCGCGGATAAATCTCACGAATGCCCTCCTGTGCCTCCTCGTTATATTTCACACCAATGAACTTCGCATCTCCATCATTCACACGCTCATAACCTTCCTGAAATGTCGAAATCAGCACACCCATCTTCTGATTTCCTTCACGGAATCGCACAATGTCAACACGTGGTTCTTCTTCCGCAATTGCTTTCACCTTCTCCATAATCGCCTTATTTGTAGAAAGTAACGTAAACTCTGCGCATTCAATATATCCTCCCAGCACATTCGCAAGAATACCTAACTCCTCTGGAAAGTTAATGATCGGTGTTCCTGACAATCCAATGATCTTGGAATTACGAGCATCCGTCAACAATCGATAGAAGAGATACGCACGCTTGTAATTCTCAGACTTACCACATAACTTTGGTTCCCAACGTCCTGGAACGATCGGTTCCGCTTCGATCTTGCGTTTTGATCCTTCACGCTCCGTGATATAGGGCAAAATCTGACCTTGCATTAAACGTGACAAGTTATGAACTTCATCGATCACAATCACCGCATCATCAAACATTGGTTTTCCTGTATCTGGATCCGGCAAACACGCATAACGTTTTAATTCCGCTGCGGTAATACCGTTATAACTAATGAACTTGATACGAGAATCGATCATATGAGTAAGTTGTTCACGAACATCGTTGCGCTCTTCGGGTGTAAGATCATTATAATTCTGTTCTTTCGTGAAATCGGGTACCCAAATCACGCGTCGTTCTGGATCCGGTCGTGATAAGACCTTCTTTGATAAATACTCTTGCTTCATCGAAAGAACCGAAGTAGCATAGGTAAACACAGGAGTTCCAAACGGAGTCAGCGGAATCTTGACCCAATGATTAAATACATTGAAATGGCGAAAACCGCAAAAGGACACTTCTGACATAAAGTTACCACGTAGGGAAAACGGTGTCATTACAATGATTTTCTTATTGGATGTACCATACAATGCCTCTGCTGCGGCAATGGCAGAACATGTCTTACCTGAACCGAGTCCGTGATACACAAGAATGCCGCGATAGGGACCCGCGTTACGAATGTATTCTCGAATGAACTTCTGATACAAGAAGGATTCTACTTGTTTTCCTTCTGCTTGCTCCAGTTTTGCACAGGCAAATTCATCAATCGCTTTTCCCTTTTCGGAATGAGCCAGGCGAAATGCTTCTGAATAATTATCCGTAATGAACTTATAAAAGCTCTTACGAGTTTGCGGAGTATAGATAGTAGTATCCGTTAAATAGGGATTATTTGATTCGATGGTAGCCTGTTCCACTTGATAGGCTTTCAACTCGTTAGGAAGAAGCTCCTGACTGGCTACATCAAGCGGACGTGAACGCTCACGTAGATCTGGTGTCTTACTTACTGGTTTCGCAATGGGAAGAACAGCTTGAACGGGCTTTGGTTTTACCCCTTTCGTTTGAACACCTTTTGGCTTGAACGATTGTACAGCTTTTACCTCCGTCGGAGGGACGGATCCCTGAAATGGCTGTTGTGCGGATACTTCCACCTGTCCCGCAGGAGCGGGTTTTCTCCATTGTGCAACTAAGGCCGGATCCGCCATCTTAATCACAGTGGCTCTTCCTGGCACGACACCTTTTGGCTTTGCTACCGCAGGTACGGTCGCTGCAGTGGGTAATACAGCAGGTGCTTCTGATGCCATCTACTATCTCCTTAGAAACGATATCTTCATCGTAACACATGTAGAATGTGTTTGAATCAAGATGTTTATCCTAACAGAACTTTTCCGTTATAGTCATATTTAGCAACATAGGTGTAAAAATAGGCACCTGCTCCTGGATTCAGTGAAGTACCAATTACAGTTGGCTGTGATAATCCGTTTGTATTATACACGTCCACTGGACCATTTGCCGCACCAGTAACATATATCACATTTGTGTTGGAATTTACACTATATCCATACGCAAAGCTGGCAGCATGACCAATAATCGTAGACCATTGAATCGCACCTAACAAATTATATTTAACAAGAAACGTATTCATATTGGTTCCGCCTGCCGTATTCAATGTTGCCACTTGTGGCGAGGGATCACCTGAAGTAGAAGAATTATACAATCCAATCGTATTTGCTCCAAATCCGCCAGTTACATATAAGGCAGAACCATCCGATGATAAACTAAAACCATTGGTATAAATATTACCTGAATTATTGTCTACATTCAAAATTTTATTTAGCCATAATAATGAACCTGATAGCGAATATTTCACAATTCCAATATTATACGTACTCGGGCCTCCTGTGTTAATTAATTGTTTATAGGTTCCATTGCCATTACCTGGTGGCTGAGGTGTAGTATTCAACGAAATGACATCTGGAAACGGGACTAGCACATAGATACCTGATGCGTCTGCTGTTAATTGAATTCCCATGGGATTAAATGTGAAATTAGAGATGCTTCCATGATTCGCCCATTGAACCACACCTGATTTATTGTATGCGATAATGTACATTCCATTATTAATTCCGTTTGAAAACACGTAACGAGGTGCTCCAAATGTCTGATTCGCAGGAGTGATCGCATCATAACTCGTAACAGTAGTATTAAAATAACCTGTCATGTAGACTTGAGTTGAATCACATACTAATCCAACAGAGCTACTTGATCCATTTGTGCTAGAAACATCACCCGTTACTCGAGTTCCCCAATTAATCATACCTGTCATCGCATTATATTGTACAAGAAATCCCTGCTGAGTATTGTTTGCTCCTCCATCCGACATAGTGATCGAAGAACCATCTGATGCGTATACCGTTACATTTGCCACTGTAGAATCAATCGAATTACATACATATAGATTGGTTCCATCCGAACACATCTGGCTCATGTTGGTTGGCTGAATTTCAGGACCGTTTGGTCCACTCTGATTCTGAATTCCATCCACCATATTCGCCCATTGAAGATATCCACTAAGTGTATACTTCAGTATAAATAGAGCCTGAGATGACGAAGAAAGTGTAGAGACTACAGGACCATACATCAAATATAAGTCGCGTGAAATTCCATGATAGCAATTAATTGTACCATCCATATAACCTGATACATAGACTCCAGATCCATCTACCACAACACTATATGCGGTCGTCTGAGTACCATTTATTGTCTGAATGGTTGTAAACCATTGAATTTTACCATATTGATCATACTTAATCAAAAACGCATCCAAATTAGAAGTAGCCGATGTCATGGTAATCGTTGGTAGGTTTGTTACAGACGGTTGTGTCGGTGTACCGTCAAACACATTAATGGTTCCACTAAATGTACCCGCAACAAATACGCTGTCACCATTGTAGGTAACTGAATTGGAAAGGATCAGAGAACCAGATGTACCCACCATAAGTAATGGCCATCCATAACGAGTGACAACGGGCTCTACCACGCATCCATTACAAGATTGAACAAAATGCTTTTGATTCTGATCGATGGTTGGGGCAGGTGGATTCTTGAATTTATAATAGGTATCAAATGCCGGCAAATAAGGATTGGTATCCTGATTATTCACGCTTGGATTGGGATTACTAGCAGTTGGTCCATTTGTATTTACAGTAGTACATGATGGAAAAATAGTATAGGCATCTTGATCCGTAATGAGCTCCGCACAGTATTGACGTCCCGCTTTTTGTAATAGAATTTTATCAGAGGAATACACTTCTGCTGCACTTCCTGCCGCACCCGAATACACATTTAAAAAATGTTGGGAAGAACCCGTAGCCAATGCGGTTCCTTTTCCACGTCCACCAAAGTTAAAGGTTCCGTCGCCATTAGGGCATATCACCTGCGTCGGAACATCTGTATTTTGAAGACCAGTACAGGTTGCCACTCCCTTAATATACTTCGATGACTGAATTTGGTTTTTCCATGTCATGGTACTGGAGTCCACCGTGTTGCTCCGATTAAGATACACCGTGTTCTGCTTTTGGAGCAGTTCAGTGATTTTACTGGCGTCCATTCTACTATGCGCTTTTAGAAAAAGCAACCAAAAACATGTTGTGGTTATAAAAATAATGATATTTTTGAAAGATTTATTTTTTCGAGTCCTGAGACGGTTCCAGTAGTTCCAGTGCTGCGCGTGATGCCTCCTGTTCGGCTACCTTCTTATTTCTAGCTGTGGCTGTCGTTAGAATCTTATCATTTGGATCTACCACACCCATGGTAAAGATTCGATCGTGCGGTGGTCCTACTACCGCAATCTCCTTGTATCTCGGTGGAACATGATACAACGATTGAAACTTGCGAAGCAACTGATCTTTATAATTCGTGTCTTCAATGATAATTTGTACAAAGTCCACATGTTTTTCAATAATTCGTACTAAGAAGTCGTTACACTGCTGAAGACCACGGCCTACATCCTCTTCTTGTAAATATAATGCTCCAAACCATGCCTCAAACATCGAACCCAGAATGCGCAGGTTATTACGGCCATCACATACTTCCTCCATATGACGGCTCAGAATAATCCATTGACCCAGACCTACTTCTTTTGCCATTTTACCCAGCTGTTTATTATTGACAATGCGAGAAAGGATACGGGTCAAGAATCCCTCTCCCTGGCCTGGATAGCGCTTGGTAACATATGAGGCAATTACAAGGCCCAATACACGGTCTCCCAAATATTCCAGCTCTTCATTATCACACTTTCGCAACGGAATACAATCATCAGGACGAGGAGCAATCACGATCTCTTCCCCATTTTCAGCTTGTTCCTGCCATAGTTCAGGACGGTCAACATAGGATTTATGACAACATGCTTGAGCAAATAGATTGAAATTATTAAAACGGCCCTTCCAGCCATAACGTTTAAGAATCGGAATGACATCCGATGGAGTGACCTCCCGATTCTTTGGATTCCATGGATTGAAGATTTTTTCGACAGGATTCATGCTAACTGATAGTTCGCGATGCTGGTTTATATTCCTCGAGTCTATGTTCGTCAATTTTATGTATCATAGAACAATAGGAATGCTATCGGATTACGTAGATATCGGTGGCGAATGTTTTAATGTAACAGGTACAATGGATGCCCCTTCCGTTATACCTCGTGAAAATACAACTAAAACATACGATTTTGTTTGTAAAAGTAAAACAGAATTTGAAAAAGCCTTTCGACCTATCCTTGCCAAGTTTCCTGATGGGCTTCGTCTGATTCAGTCCTATTTACCCTATCAACGACCCCAACTAGAGGGCATTCATGAAAATGAAAAAAAACCATTAAAAGATATCATTGAAGCACGAATGGCAAGCATCAAATCTAGCAGTGAACATTCCAATCATACCGTTAAAAACATGCAGTTTGAACAATATTATCGTAATTTGAAGAAACTATTAAAAGAGATTGATGAAGCTGACGGAAGCGTATCCTCTGGCGCATCATTAAGCGATGTACATAAACGCATTAAAGATAATTTTTCAAAAGAACGTATTTATTATGTTTTAATGGAGTTGGCCTATTATTTATTACATCCTGAACAGATCAAAAATAATGCGGATGAATGGATGAAATTATTGGATTCAGTTGAAACATTGAATCTCGGTGCGATTGTAAAATCTCTTCATGATACCAATCAACATACCATGAGTATTAATGTAGACCGTGTAGAAAAAGCAACCGTTCTCGATGAAACTACTCTTTCTCCTTATGATGACACAGCTGAACTGAAAAAACGTCTTGAAGCCATTATGCAATTATTTATGACACGCAAATATTTAAAGAAAATGGCTCGCAACTCAAAAGGTCCCATTGTGAATGATGATACCATCAATGAATTAAAATCAAAGTTACCAAGACCCATGAAAGGGGGCGATCATAACGATATCAAACCTATCGCAATCTCAAGTAATTCTGTAGCCAATATGATGACACCCTTCTTTGAATACTTCAAACAAAAATATGAACCGATTACTTCTGTTTTATCTAGTGCGAGTCATGTAGAGGATTTATCGCTTGTATCTCTTGCCAAATTATTATTTATTTGTCAAAATATTGCCGCACAGAAACCTCTTGCGCATGGTATTTACAAATTAACTCATGTAGATCCAACCGTTATTGAGTTTCTTACAAACCAATTGGGAGCAGTTCAGGCCTACTTAAATGTAGCGGAGCGAACGGATGAGGACAAGAAAACCTTTGCGGATGCGGTAAAAATGATTCCTGCGGTATCCATTACCTCTCTTTTTAATAAATTCGGAAAATCAGGTCACTATACGGATCCCGATGCCATTCCCAAACTTCAATTTCTTATTCGTCCTCTTAATGTGAAACCATATGAAAAGAAGGAAGATATGACTGGTCTGGAAGATATTAAAAACGATCAGCAAAAAGAGGATATTTATAAAGAAATTACGAATTTTATCGAAGAAAACGCAGTATATATCACATGTACTGAGTTTCAATCTGAATCTACTCCGATGAGAGTGTATGAGATTGATTATTCTTCGGTACATGTTACAACCAAAGAATGTGTGATTCAACCTCTTGATGATCATTACTTTAATACACATCATGAACCCATTCTTACACTTGAACAAATTATGGATGTTCAATCTACGATTGTTTTCAATCAAGGTATGCTTGCGTTGAGTATGTTCATGGAATCGGAACACCTCTTACAATAATAGAATGCCTGAAGACTCTAAGCCTACTTCGTCTGCTACTACATTCAGTATGAACCGTGTTCTTCTTAAGGCCAAATATGCAATTTATAGTGCCCTTATCTTTTTCCTCTTAGCCAATCCTGAAACCGCATTGGTACTTCAACGTATTGTAGGTGGGTTATTTCATGTAGTGACATCCGGCGGAGCCTTAACCATTTATGGTCTCTTTCTTCATAGTGTGCTATTCTTTCTTGTCATGTTAGGTCTGATGCTATTACCCAGTGAATAATACTATGGAACAGGTTGAATGGCTCGCTTTAACATGGCCTCCTGATCTTTTCCATATTGAAGGCCTGGATATACCTGTTTAAATAGAATCATTTGTACAATCATTTCTGCTACATTATCTTTGAATCCCTTCTTATTTTTTAAAAAAAAGAAGAGACTCGTACCATGAGCCTTATGTTGTTCTGAAAAGATTGCGTTCCATCCTCCTTTTGGCACCCAGTCCATGTCTACTATAAGATTGCTATCATGGTTTAGATTCATCAAAAAAGTAATCTCCATAAATAGAATGATGAAACGTGGAATTGTATTTATTGTATTATTGTTTGTCTTGTTGGTTATTCGCTATAAGGTGAGTGAAGGTTTTGAGGGTTCGGGGCCCATGGTGGTCATTTGTAAGGCAGAATGGTGCGGACACTGTAAAAAGGCCGCTCCTGAATTCGAAAAACTGTCTTCCGCTTCCCCCATCAAGCTTTCCAATGGAACCCAGGCCACCGTGAAGATTCTCGATGCCGACCAAGATAAGGCTGAGATTAAGAAGTATAATGTTCGTGGATACCCCAGTATTCTTATTGTGAAAGGATCGGATACCACAGAGTATCCGGGCGAACGAACCTCTCAGGGTGTAATTGATTTTCTGAATCAAATGTAATATGATACGTGTCTTTATTGATGCGTCTAGCTTCGAGATTTTGCCTATTCAAGATGGTCAAAATCCCTATATTGATGTCCACTATCCGCATTCAAAAGAAAAAATCATGTCACAACATCAACATGTAACCGACGCATTTACTGCGACTCCTTCCACAATATGTCATCTACCACGAATTACCTGTCCTTTACCTGATATTGTATTTTGTGCGAATGCAGGATTATCCCTTCCTGGATTAAATATGCTTCTTTTGCCCAATATGAAATACAAACAGCGTCAAGATGAACTTCCTTATCTTAAACGTATGTTTGCTTCTATTAAGCTTCCTACTATGGATTATCCAGGTACCGAACCCTTTGAAGGTCAGGCAGAACTCAAATGGTTTCATGAAGGTCGAAAAGCCGTGTGTGGATATGGACATCGCTCTACCAAAAAAACGTTTCAAGAATTGGATCGATTATTTGGAAGATTATATGGCAAAAATAAACCTGAACTTCTTGTGATTCAATTAATTTCTGAAAATTACTATCATTTGGATGTAGCCATGTTAGAATATGATGATACAAAATGTATTGTTCATCGACGTGCCATTTCTCCTGCGTCTGTGCGCAAATTAGAGCGATTTTTGGGAAAAGAGAATGTTACTGTATTGGATACCGATGATTCATTTTGTTTAAATGCAGTTGTCGATGGTGCGAACCTTATTACACATAAACTTACGGATCCTTCATTACAATCAAAACTTGAAACACTGACCAATCGAACGGTTAAACAAGTTGATACAAGAGAATTTGAAACATCAGGCGGTTCGGTTCGTTGTATGACACTTGATGTCCACCTATGACACTTGATGTCCACCTATGACACTTGATGTCCACACATGAGACTTAAAATTATGTTATATTATGTTATATAATGAGTGATTATAAAAAGCTAGCACGTTTTCAATCATATCTTCGAAAGATAGAGGGACTACATCTTTTTATGATCTTAGGCGATTATATCTTTTTATGTGATATTGAAACTATTTTTAACGCGATAGCAATACGAGAATCAGAAGATGACCTTCGGCAAATGGAAAAAATGTGGAATGAGTTTATAGCGTCTGATGTTCTCCCTTAATCACCTAAGGTAGATCAGAGAGGAAGTATCATGGAAAAATTTTCAGTCACTCTTCTCCCTGGTCGTGTTAAATTATATAAATGTACCCGTGATGAATTAAAACATATTGTAAAGCATAAGTTTTATAATGTTACCAAAGATATTCTATGTCAAACTATGCTCGATGATGAAATTACCTTTTACCTTCACATACTAGAAGATAATGCCGCTACCCATGCGGTTTTCCAATCCATCTGCGGAATAACGGATCAGCGCTCTTATCGTGTGATCGATATCCATGAAGATGTGCCAGGAATCGATCACATTGGGATCATTTATCGGATCTCTAAACGCTTTGTTGATAAACAGATCCCCATTCTCTACATTAATACATACGGGCATAATATGGTACTGATCTTAGATGAATATCTTTCAAAAGCAATGGATGTTCTAAAAGATATTGCCTATGTGTAAATGAACCATCTAAAATTTGATTTCATTATAAATATATAATGAAATCACATATGACTTCCATTTGTACTCTCAATCACGCTCTTCGCACATTGTATTCCATTCCAGACCCCTCGATCACTTTTCAACAAAACATTGATATTCGAAATATATATAATGATCTCTCCTATTCTACCTATATTCTTCATCGTCCTGAACATGAAACTCTTACTTTATCCTTTCCTCGTGAATGCGAAATGATTACACATCTTACTAATAACTATGATTGTAAAATGGTTTATTATATAACAATCAATGGATTCTTAAAAGAAATTCAGATCACTCCACAGACAGTGATCGAAACAAATTCCAATACCACCATTGTTATCTATACCCGATCCAAACCCGATCTTACCATTCAATTTAATATGGTTTTGACTAAATCCGCATTTCGATCCAAACTTTAGATCGAATGTCGACGTTTGGATCGATCTTGAAGTTGGGTTTTAAAAAAATCAATCACGGCATGTTTCCCTTTCTCAATTATTTTTTGTTTTGTTTCCTCATCAAATGAAAAATCTAAAATATTGATCTCTCCTAACATGATCGGAATACATCGCGCATCATAACACTGGATCTCAATATTGGCTTTTTCCTGTAAGGCGATATACATCGGTCGAGTGATCAATTCATCGATCCCCATCTCCATTAAATCCTCCACCTTTTCCACAGATGTTCGTATTAAAATACTTAGTGTTTGTTCATGCTCCTCTTTTGGTAGTACAAATAATGGATAATTACTAATAACTGCTCCGTCCACTAAATAATGCCCCGTTTGAGGACACTGAAACGGCTGAAAATAATACGGAGCCGACATGGATGCGCGTACTGCGTCTGAGATTCGATAATTTGGTGTTGTGGTTGTACTAAACGTAACCGCCTTTACATCGTTCAGATCCGATGCCATAATTCGCAATGATTTACCAAATCGTTCATAGCATTCTTGAAAAGTAAGGTCAGAGGATACTCCCTTTACATGAAGACATGCATCAATTAACCGCTGTAATCGTTCCCCTGTATCTAGGCCAAAATGAAGAACCCATCCCGGAATCGAATCCATTTCTTTAATGTTTGTAAAGTCAAATCGAATGGAAAAATCCATTAGTTCCTCTAACGTATAACCAATACACAGGCACATGGCCATAATGGACCCTGCCGATACTCCCATCCATTCTTTTACAATATGTAACGGTATATGTTTTGATAATTCTTGTAATGCTCCTACATGTGCCATCGCACATATTCCACCGCCTGATAAATAAATTCGATGGGGAAGCATCGTTATTGATCCCATTATGCTTTTTCCGTTTATGTTGGATAATGTCTTTGTTGAATAGGATGCTTTCTGGTCATTTATCGGTGTCAGGCGGGCATCAGATTTATTATGAAAAACATGGAACAGGTCAACCTGTTGTTGTGTTACATGGCGGACCTGGTGGAGGAATGAATCGAATCATGTTACGTTCATTTGATCTCAAGAAATGGTGCGTTGTATTATATGATCAGCGTGGATGCGGAAAATCAACACCGTTTGGCTCCCTAGAACACAATACGACATGGGATTTAGTAGACGATATTGAATCTTTGCGTTGTCACTTTGGGTGGGATAAGTGGTTTGTTACAGGCGGATCATGGGGAACTACACTTGCGCTGGCCTATGCCGAGACCTACCCCTCTCGTGTAACCGGTCTATTGCTACGTGGTGTATGTCTTTGTGATGATGATTCCTTTCGTTGGTTATATGAAAAAGGCGGTGCGTCTGAAATCTTTCCTGATACTTGGAAGAACTTTATCTCGGTATTACCTGAACGACTTCATCGTGCCGATTGGAAGAAAATTACCCGTTATTATCAACAAAAACTCAAAGGCACAGATGCTCAACGATACGCAAACGCATGGTGGGGATGGGAAAATAGTGTTTCCTTTTTGATTCCAAAGATGGATGATACTACACCCAAAGAAGCTCTTGCTCTTGCCCTACTAGAAAATCACTACTTTGTAAACGGATGTTGGTTGAAAAAAGACCAGTTGCTCAAAGGACTTCCTAAACTACGGCATATTCCCATTACGATCATTCATGGACGTTACGATCTTGTATGCCCTATTTCGGCTTCCTTTGTGATCAAAGAAGTTTTACCTCATGTTACACTGATGGTTACACCTGATGGCGGTCATGCTTTTGCCGAACCAGGTACGACCCAACGTTTTAAACAAGCCGCACGAACCATGCGACGAACACAGCCTTTACGAAATAAGAGAAAAACCCAAAAGAAAATGCGTGAATAGACCACCGTGTTACATTTGTTTCATAAGAACAGTAATGGATCAGGCCACGCCACAATTAAATCCAACGGATCTCTACGATAAACGCAAGTCAAAAGATGCTTCTCGTTTACGAGCCTATAACAAAATCCTAGAACAAATCTATAACCGTATTCGTGTGAGTTCCAAACTTCCCAATTCACAATGTTATTTACTCTATACGGTTCCGCCCTTTATTCTTGGATTACCCAAAATCGATATTGAAGATTGTGTGATCTACCTGATTTATCAGCTACGTCACGCAAAATACGAAGTTCGTTATACCCCTCCTAATATGTTATACATTTCCTGGTTACATCATGAGAAATCCTATTTGGTAGAACAATCGCCCATTATGCAAGCGATGATGGAATCTGCGGAGAAAACTCAAGCAGAAATGGAGCGAAAAGAGAGAGAGGCATCTCGTTTAATTCAAGGTAAGAAATCACAGAAAAAAGTTCGTATGATGTCACCTGGTCAATTTCAAGGGATGGGTCCACGCGCGTCCGCCATTTCCACCGTTCTTAATCGCCCTTTATCTAATCCTACTGCGGGGCCTCCGCCACCTTCCGCTGCCGACTATGTTCCTCCAAGTACGTTTTTACAAAATGTGACTCAACCCGTGAATTCGGTTGTTCAGCCCAAATCGAATATGGATTATTTCCGTTAAGCACTTTTAGAAGCGTGTTAAGTAGATGAATAACTTACAAAAGAGATTTTATTTGTTTCTTTTTGGTTGTATCGGTGCCAGAACGTTATTTACCATTACATCTGCCTATGCGAACACATTCCTATTAAAAGCTCTTGGTGTGATTGCGCTTCTGTTTGTATTAGGATGGCTCTATATCATGTTTATTGGA